TATATGACTCGCTCGTTTCGTGAAACCAAGTTGACGCAGTTACTGCAAGAGATTCTGGACGATCAAATGAGCGATATCCGCAAGTCTTTTGCTGATCGTGCCAAACGGTTGCTTGAAATGTCGCATGAATGCTCTCCTGATTGTCTCAGTCGGACGTGTGACGGGCCGTGCACATGCGGGTTTGCAAGTGCACGTTAACGATATAAGTCCCTTTGAATTTATTCCCTCTCCCTTGACGGGAGAGGGTAGGGAGAGGGTGGGGCACGCCTGATGCAAGCCGCGAAACTGGACCGCCAGATCGGCGTCGAAAAAAAATCGGTGACGGTTGATCCGACTTATGGCACCGAGCTGATCACCTGGGTGCCGCTGTCCACGGTAAGCGGGCAGCCGGAGCGCTACCGTGCCGAAGTGCAGGACGCGCTGCCCTCGAAAGCCGAGAGTGTGCTGATGGGGCTGGCGGTGGCCAGGAACCAGGTGCGCGTGCGCATGCGCTACCGGGACGACATCGACAGTTCCATGCGCATCACCGTGTACGGCGACGCGTCGAATACCGTGCTGCAGATCGTCGGCGGACCGGCCGCGGTTGGAGGCAGGAAGGAACTGATCGAGATGATGTGCGAGCGCATCGCGACATGAGCGAAGTCCACGTCAAGGGCCTCGTGGACCTGCAGAAGTTTCTCGACACACTGCCGGTGAAGATCGAGAAAAACATCATGCGCGGCGCGTTGCGCGCTGGCATGAACACGGTCACACCGATCGCGAAGTCGAACATCCATTCGGTGTCGAACCTGCTGGCGGAGGGCCTGAAGGTATCCACGCGCGCGCGTGGTGGCAGGGTGACGGCCAGCCTCAAAGCAACCGGCCCGCACGCGTTCGTGGCGAAGTGGGTCGAATTCGGAACGAAGGCCCACAACATCGCCGCGAAGAAGGGCTGGCTTTCGTTCGGCGGCATTTTCGCCAAGTCGGTGCAACATCCCGGCGCGCGACCGCATCCTTTCATGCGCCCGGCGCTCGATGCCCAGGCGGGCGCCGCCGTAGTAGCCGCCGCCGAATACATGAAGGCCCGCTTGGCCACGAAGCAGGGACTCGACACGTCTGGTGTGACAATCGATGGGGACGAATAAAATGCAAAGGCGTCCTGAGTGCTGTGTGCTGAGTGCTAAAAAGCCAGCGCTCCGCGCGTTCTCGCAGTACGCAGTACGCAGTACGCAGCACTAGCCTTTATGTCTGGTGTCGCCGTCATTCGCTACTTGCTGGCCAACGCCGCAGCCGTGACAGCGGTCGTCCCCGCCACCCGCATCATGGCCGGCGATCTGCCGCTGAACACCGTGCTGCCCGCCATCGCCATCACGCAGATCAGCAGCATCCCGCGCAACACGGTGAAGATGAACGACGCGCGCGTTCAGCATACCGACCGCGTGCAGGTCAGCGTGCTGCTGAAGGGGCCGCAGGGCACGCCGGCGGGGCTGGGCTACCCGGGCGTCCGGGCGTTGCTGAAACTGGTGCTGGCCGCCTGCCCGCACACGCATGGAACGGTGAACTCGATCGACGTGGACCAGATATTGCCGGACATCGAAGGCCCGGATTTGTCGGATGACGCCAGCGCGCTCTATTCGGGGTCGCGCGATTTCATCGTCCGCTGGAATTCTCCGTAGCACGCAGTTTTACCAAGCAAATCACCGAAGCCGCCGAAAGCGGCTTTTTTTATTCCTGAAAGGGCACCGCCATGGCACAAAGAACGATCATCGAATCACTATCCGGGGCGGTGCTCTCGATCAGCGCCGCGCTGCCGACCACTTACGACGCGAGCGGCTATGGCGCGGTAGGGGGTCTGTCCGCCGTCGCGCAGGTGGAGAACTATGCCAACCATGGCATGGTCGCGGCGGTCACCGAGTTCACGCCGGTCGATACCGCGGTGGTAGCGAAAGTCAAGGGCTCGCGCAACTACGGCACGATGTCGCTCGTCATCGGCTATGTACCGGTGGACACCGGCCAGGCGCTGCTGAAGACGGCCTCCGAATCGAACAACCGCTATACGATCAAGATCGTCTACCAGGACACGTCCATCCACTACCTCGATGTGCTGGTCAGCAAGTTCGAGTACGTGGACGGATCGGTCAACGACGTGCAGAAGATCAACGTCGACCTGGCGATCTGCCGCGTGCCGGTGATTGTGGCGCAGGTTTAACAACAAGCGATTCGGCAATTAAGGGATTGGGGGATTGGGTCGTGGAGCTTCGCGCCTTTAATCGCTGAATCGCTAAATCGCTTTTTAATTCCTGAAAGGAATTTATCATGACACAACGCACGATTATCGAAGGCATGGCCGGTGCGGTAATCGGCATCAGCGCACAACTCCCGGTCACTTACGACGTCGGGGGTTACGACGTTTCGTCGCTGGTGTTCTCGCCCATCGGCCAGGTGGAGACCTACGAAAACCACGGCATGACCGCCGCGGTGACCGAGTTCACGCCTGTCGATACCGCCGTGGTCACGAAGGTCAAGGGCTCGAAAAACTACGGCGACATGTCGCTGGTGATCGGCTACATCCCCGCAGACGCGGGCCAGGCGTTGCTCAAAACGGCATCCGAATCCAACGCCCGCTACTCGGTCGAGATCCGCTATCCGGATAATTCGTTCCACTACCTCGAGGTGATGGTGAGCAAGTTCGAGTACGTGGACGGGTCGGTCAACGACGTGCAGAAGATCAACGTCGACCTGGCGATCTGCCGCATTCCGGTGATCGTGCCGCAACCGTAAGGGCCGTGACGGAAAGTCAATTAACCAACGTGAAAAGGAAAGAATGACAACGCTGACCAAATACCGCATGGCGGAAACTGGCGTCCTGCATCTGAAGGACGCCAACGATGAACTGATGTATGCCGATGGCGATCGTGCCAGGCCGATGCGCATTCACCTGTACGGCCCCGGGTCGAAGCAGTATGCGCGCGCGCTGAATGCGCGGCAGAACCACAACCTCGATCTGCTCAAGATCAAGGGCAAGACGAAGGAAAGCGCCGAGGAGGCCGCGCGCACGAATGCGGAGTTCCTGTGCGGCTGCACGCAGAGCTTCGAGAACATCGAAAGCGATTCCGGCGCAACCGGCGAGGCGCTGTGGATGGAGACGTACACCGACCAGGGGCTGTCCTTCGTGCGGGACCAGGTCGGCGCGTTCATCAACGAAACGGCAAATTTCTCGAAGCCCTCTACGACGAGCTGAGCCTGTTCATCCGGCACAGCGCATGGCTCAACGCCGTGCCGGAGCGGGCGCAGTCCGACAAGTCGGACAAGCCGCTGTTCACCCGTCGCGAAAGCCTTGCAACCGAACCTGACATGCCTGCCGTGGAGGGCGCCGGATATCTGCTCTCGTACCTGTGGGAAGTCGGCCCGGTAGTCGCCGCCGGCGCGGGCTCCGGGCCGGTGACGCACGAGGAACTGAGGGCGTGGCAGTCGAACACCGGTATCGACTTGAGCGCGTGGGAAGCGCGCACGCTGCGGCGCTTGTCGTGCGACTACCTCGCCGAATCCCGCGCCGCCGAAAAGCGCGACGCCAAGGCGCCGTGGCGATCGGATACGCCGGATGTGGCCGGGGTCGCGAAGACCATGCAGGAAGCGATACGAGCGCTTGCGCAACTCTAGGAGGTTGAAGTGATCGCAGGGCAACTTGAAGTCCAAATGTTCGCGAATTTGGCGCGACTGACTGCCGACATGGCTTCCGCCAAGGGTACGGTCGATCGCACCATGAAGGGGATCGAGGGCGCAGTCGCGTCAGCGAAGTCCGTGCTCGCTGGCCTCGGCATCGGGCTGTCGGTCGGTTACTTCGCGAACCTGATCAAGGGCTCGATCGATGCGATGGACCATTTGCACGACCTGAACCTGACGACGAAGATCTCGATCGAGACGCTGTCCGGGTTGAAGCTGGCGGCGAAGCAGTCCGGCGGGGATATCGACAGCATTGCGGCATCGCTGAACAAACTGTCGGTCGAGATGGGGAAGGCGCCGGCGAAGTTCCGGGCACTGGGGATCACCGCGAAAGACCCGCTCGAGGCGTTCAAACAACTGTCGGATATTTTCGTTGCGATCGATGACCAGCAACTGCGGGCGGCACTCGGGGCGGAGACGCTCGGCAAGGCGTGGGCGGGGGCGGCGCCGTTACTGGCAGAGGGCAGCGTCAAGATCGGCGAAATGGTGAGCGCCGGCACGAAGGCCGCCGGCGTCAGCACCGACATGGCGCGGAAAGCCGACGAACTCAATGACAAGTGGGTGCTGCTCGTCGGATCTGGCGGCCTGCTGAATTCGATCGTCGGGCTGATGCTCGATCCGCTGATCCGGCTGACCGACCAGATGAACGCTGCAAAAAATGCGGCCGACGGCTGGCTTGGGGCGATGGCAAGGTTTGTCACTGTCGGCGGCGATACCGCGAAAAATCCCGCTTCAGCCATTGCCGAGATCGACCGCAAGCTGATCGCACTGGCCAAGACCAGCAAAGAATTCGCCGCCATGGGAACGGTCAAGCGCTTGTTCTCGGCGGACGACATTGCGCTCGTCAATGCGCAGATCGCGGCGCTGAAAATACAACGCGAAACGCTTGTCTCGCTGATGGAGGTGCAGAGCAAGCCCATGCTCGGCATGGCCGGCAATAGTGCCTCGGCAAAAACCGCTGACGCCACCGCCAAGGCGAAAGAGTTTGTCGAGGCAGAAGCCAGGGCAGCAGCGGCCAAGGCGGCGGCAGCCAAAGCCTTGG